TAGATTATCTTTTACCCTTTAAACAATTAATGGAACGCGAAATTAGGTTTAGTTCAACCTAAATATATTTATTAACACACAAAAAAACACAGATGACACAAAACACACAAAACACAGAAAACACACAAGTAAAAAAAATTGAAGAACAACGATTTGAATTCGTTCTTTACATTAACAAACACATTATCTGTCAAAGATACTTTAGTATTAAGGACTTTAATGAGAAATCTTTAAAATCCTTAGAACTTAAAGAACTTATGGATAAAATAGTTGGTATGAACAATGGTAGTTTTGGTACCTTAGGTATCATTCCAGCATCGTTCAAGAAGAAATCAATTGATTTCTTATGGAAAAACTATAATCCATACTTACCAGCAAAAGCTGAGATGTATAAAAACATCTTTGAAAAAGAGGATATGTTCGATTTTGAAATTAAAGTTGACAAAAATGTGGTTGCAAAGAGTTGTTTTTCAGGTAATTACTTCCCACAAAATGTTAGATATCAAGTAGATATTAAAGAAATTATTGGCCAAATTATATCTGAAATAAGATATGCGTTAAGTCAAAAAAAATATACTAACAAATACGGAGAAGTTAAGATTTAAAGATATTTATTAAAATCAAACAAAAAAAATGGCAAAAGTTATTAGAGACAGTTTTAATTATTTAGGTATGGAGTTTCAAAGAAGACTCCTAGCACAAGTTTTAACCGATACGCGTTTTGCCGAAGCAATAATTGATATTTTAAGTCCGAATTATTTTCAAGATAATCATCATAAGGTTATGGTTGCTATTATCAAGGATGCCTATGAAACTGATAATATTATACCAGATATTAACACCCTTGAGATTAGAGTATCTAGTAAAATAACTGTGGAGATGCACAGAAACATAGCCATCAAAGAGTTGAAGTATATCAAAGAAGTTAGTCTTCATGATACACTTGAAATTCAAAGAATGGCTATGTCATTCTGTAAGCAGCAAGAACTTAAAAAATCAATTAAAGAGATTAATACCATAATCGATAAAGGAGATATTGATAAGTATGAAGAATGCGAATCAATTCTTAGAAAAGCGCTAGAACATGGTGACATGAAAGATAATGGTATTAATGTCTTGGATGACATCAATTCAGTTTTAGTTGAAGATTTCAGAAAACCTATTCCAACTGGAATTAAAGGATTAGATGAAGTTATGGATGGTGGGTTATCAAGAAGTGAGTTAGCAATTATCTTAGCACCATTTGGTGTTGGTAAAACAACAATGATAACAAAAATTGCTAACACGGCAAAAGACTTAGGTTTAAATGTTTTACAAATATTCTTTGAAGATATGCCAAAGGTGATTCAAAGAAAACATCTTTCTTGTTGGAGTGGTTATAAACTTAATGATTTATCACTACATAAGGAAGAATTAATTCAATTAGTCGAGAAAAAAAAATCAGAACTCGGCGAATTGAAACTAAAAAAATTCCCAAGTGATGGGACAACAATACCAGTTATTAAACAGTACGTAAGGAAGTTAATTGCTCAAGGTTTTAAACCAGATTTAATCCTATTAGATTATATTGATTGTGTTCAACCATCAAAATCTGTTGATAATACATGGACAGGTGAAGGAAATGTTATGAGAGAATTTGAGACAATGTTATCTGAATTTAACATTGCAGGCTGGACAGCCGTTCAAGGGAACAGAAGTTCCATCGCTTCACCAATTGTACAGTCAGACCAAATGGGTGGTTCAATTAAAAAGGGTCAAATTGGTCACTTTGTTGTTTCTATTGCAAAGACTCTTGAACAAAAAGAAAATGGCACTGCAAATATGGCCATCTTAAAATCAAGATTCGGTAAAGACGGTATTATATTCAATGATATAATATTTGACAACGCTAGAATACAAATTGATATGGCACCAGATTCAACAATGAAAACACAACAAGAGTATAATAAGGATAAAGAGACTAGTAATATAGTAAGACTTAATCAATTATTAGAGACAAAAAAACATCTTAACGATATTCTTAGTGGCGGTACGGAAAATCACAATGGGTAAATAATTAATAAAGTAAAAGATTAAAAAAAAATGGATTTATCAACAAAAATTCTATCGGACATTACAGTACATATGAAGTACGCAAAGTTTAATCCGAATTTAAACAGACGAGAAACGTGGCACGAATTGGTAACACGTAATAAAGAAATGCATCAAAGGAAATACCCTGCAATAATTGATGAAATTGAAGAAGCGTACAAGTATGTATATGATAAGAAGGTTCTTCCTTCAATGAGGTCACTTCAATTCGGTGGAAAACCAATTGAAATCAGTCCAAATAGGGTGTACAATTGCTCATATTTACCAATTGATGATTGGAGAGCATTCAGTGAAACAATGTTTCTTTTGTTAGGTGGTACAGGTGTTGGTTTCTCAGTTCAAAGACACCACGTTGAGCAACTTCCAGAAATAAGAAAACCAAATCCTACTAGAAGTAGAAGGTTCTTAATTGGTGATTCTATTGAAGGTTGGGCTGATGCAATCAAAAACCTTATGAGGTCATATTTTGAAGGTCTTTCAACACCAGATTTTGATTATTCTGATATTCGTCAGAAAGGTGCTGCGTTGATTACTAGTGGTGGTAAAGCCCCAGGTCCACAACCACTTAAAGACTGTATTCATAATATTAAAAAAATATTAGATAGAAAAGAAGATGGTTCAAGATTAGAACCAATAGAAGTTCACGATATTATTTGTTTCATTGCTGATGCGGTGTTAACTGGTGGTATTCGTAGAGCAGCTCTTATTTCATTATTCTCATTAGATGATGAAGAAATGCTTTCAGCTAAATCTGGTGCATGGTGGGAATTAAATCCACAAAGAGGTCGTGCTAATAATTCAGCTGTAATCTTAAGACATAAGATTAATCAAGAAGAGTTTATGCAACTATGGAAAAAGATTGAAGATAGCAATGCTGGAGAACCAGGGGTTTATTTCTCTAATGATAAAGATTGGGGAACGAATCCATCATTACGAGCTGGGACAAAGGTTATAACCACAGAAGGAATTTTCCCTATCGAGGAATTAGAGGATAAAAATTTTAAGGTTAAAAATCTTAATGGTAAAATAAGTGATGCAAAATGTTGGTTATCTGGGAAAAATCAAAACCTAGTTAAATTAACATTAGGTGATGGTCAAGAATATTTTGCAACAAAAGAACATGAGTGGCCAGTTTGGGATGGTAATGAATATGTTAAAGTTAAAACCCCAAACCTTAAAAGCGGTGATAAACTTCCATTTTTACGAGAGATAAAATTATTTGATGGGTCTATTGGTAATTATAATGATGGATTTTTGTGTGGTTGGTTAACTGGTGATGGTTGGGTTAGTGAGCGTAAGGTATATTCTGAATATGGTATGATAGTTAGTGATAAGGATGACGAAAATAACATTTCTGGGTTATTGGTTAATACAATAACGGAAAATGTTCTGTCTTTTAATGGTAATTTTAAACCAAGATATAGAACTGTTTTTGAGGACTTTGAAGAAGAAATAACTCAAGTTTTAGTTGAAACTGGTACCAAAGAGATATCAATAAATAATAAAAAGGTTGATGAGTACATAACCAAATTTGGTGTACATAGAAAAGAAAACGGTTTACCTTTAGCCATATGGCAACATGGAACTGAAGAATTCAGAAAGGGTTTAATTGACGGATTGTTTTCATCCGATGGTCATATATCGTTAAACAAAAAAAGAATAACCTTAACGTCTAAACATAATAAATTAGTACAAGATGTTTCTGAATTACTAGGTTTTTATGGAATAAAAACAACAATTAAAGAAAGTGTTGGAAGTTTAAACGGTAAAAATTTTGTAAGATTTGATTTAAGAATTAATGAAAATCAATCAATCAAACAATTTATTTCATTATTTAAGTTATCTGTTAAACATAAACAAGAAAGACTTGATGATTATTCTTTTAAAAATACACAAGATAATAATCAAGTTGAAGTTTTATCAGTTGAAGAAACTTCCCTATATGAAGATGTTTGGGATATATCAGTTTATGATGACACACATTGTTTCCAACTATCTAAAGTGGTAACTGGTAACTGTTGTGAAATAGGTCTTAGACC